ACTCTAGTTCCTCGAAGAGCGAGGTAAGCAGTAAAAGCATTGACTAAGGAATTGAAGAAGGAAGTTTCTGGTGAGCCAGAGGCACGAGTGTATTCTGTGTCATACCATGTTCCAAAAGTAGCATAGGCTTTAAGGCCAAATTGACTACGATGTAGATCAAGAAGTTCAGAATGATAACATTCGCGAAAGGCACGCATTAACACAGTTCGTTCAAGTTCTCGCATGACATTGGAACCGTGACCGTCAAAACGATTAAAATCAGAGTTGGTAGCATTTGAAATGCATTCTTCAGCAATTTTAGCCACACGCTGTGCGATTTCACGCGGTGGTTTACTGAATGCATACCAAGGTTGTTTCTTGAGAGTTCTCTCGAATGAATACATATAAGCGCTGTAATCCCGCTTGTCGGAGCCGTTAATCGTTGAAATGATCCGAGGATCTTTAATATTGGCGTAAGCCTCTAATTTCATAAAGGATTGAACTATTCGTTTGGCATCGGTTGTTTCAGCGTTTGCAAGTATTCTTCGTTGAGTTGGGCGATTTTGTCGATCGCGAATTTCATCCATATCTACAGGGTCAAGTTGATGCATATCTTTATCTGGAATTAAAAGTTCAGAAAATTCTTTAATGATACGTGCTAAGAAGGGGGTTAACTTGAGTTCAGTAGGTTTAACATCATTGACACGCCCTTTGATACATTGTGCTTCATTCCCAAGAGTCTTGTCAGGACAAAAGGCACCATTGATAAGTGGTGACATAAATCCTTTAAGAGATGGTTTAGCAGTAGGGTCAAAATTGCGGGGGTCAAATTGATATCGGCGAGTTGAGATTGGTACAGGACACACCACATCAGGTTTTATCGCAGACTTTGATCTATGGAATTCGAGCAAAGCGGCACCTTTTGTTCTATCTCCGTCAACAAAGGACAGAACTTGTGGCATGGTTAATTCATATTTGGAGGTACGAGCTATTGATGCGATGGTGTCGTCATCAGCAGCGGGGATAGTGGCAGAATGATAATTGCCAACCCTCCCAGTTGATGTCATAATACCGTCCAAAGAACTGGTGGTCAACCGCAAGAAGCCATCGGGAGTGGCTAAAAGCAAACGGTTGAGAGACCGACCAGTTAGAAGAAATTTACATAGCATTGAAGATAATCCAGACCAAGTTCCAATGGGTGATAAAAGAATGAGTTCATGGTCAGGAGAAGTCGACCTACGGTCAACTAAATAAGCTACGGTTTTATATGGTATGCCCAAAATTGTAGAGCTGACTAGGAGATTGTCAGTACTATAATTCCATATAGGATGTTTATACATTCCACCACCGGTCACATGATAAATACACTCATTCTTTTCGTCAAAGGTGTAGCTATAATTGGTAGCTACTTTAGAAACCTGATTGGGTTGAAAAGTGTAAATTAAAGTAGGATGAACGTTAGCAACTAAAAAGTTGGGCATATTAACGTATTGATCTACATCAATCATTGTGACCAAAGGATTTGTTGGTATGGCCATAGGGGCAGCGTCGACTTGTACGTCTTTGGCCCAATAATAAGCACGACTTCCTTTCCGGTCGTTCCTTTCATCGGACCTTGATCGCTGGACGAAATAGGCAC